TTTTGCTTTTACTAAATTTTGTGATGGGGAATGGATGGCCATGCAAAATATAAGCCTCAATAACAATGAATTTGAAAATTCTCCAAATATACCACAATTTTATAGAGACAAGCTAATAGAATCTTTACAATACAAAAATCCAAATTATTATATTGGCGTTTCTTGTTCTTGTTGTTTCCCTGATCACTCAAAAAAGATGAGAGAACTATCGGGGCAAGATGACGAACATATGACTTTTGCAAATATTTTCGTTAATTCTAATTACCTTAAATATAAACAAACTTTTTTAGAAGAGTTTAAAAAGTATAAAATTCATCTTGTAGCTAATGAAAATTCCAACATCGAAAATTTACCATTCGATGTAGAAAAGTTTTATCCCGTGGGTTTTAGCGCTTGGGTTAACAATTATGATTTAATTGAAGAAATTAAAAACGCAAATGAGTCTGATAAATTATTTTTATTTTCTTGTGGTCCATTCGGAAATATTTTAACTCATCAACTTTTTGATCATAATAAAGAAAATATATATTTAGATGTAGGATCGACATTAAATCCTTGGACCCAATCTGAAGGATTTAGAAGAGATTATTATACCTATACAGATGGAGAAACCCCATATGCTACTAGAGATTGCTCATGGTAATAAAATTAAACAAAGATAATATAATCGATTGTCCCATCTTGATTGCTACTTCTGATGGATATTTAGAGTTGTTAAAACCCTTTTCTTATTTATTTAATGAGTTTTGGTCTGCGAAACAACCAGTCACGATTTTAGGTTATAAAAGCCCTACTTTTGATCTTCCTTCTAATTTTACATTTGAAAGTTTAGGGGAACAAAGGGGAATACAATTTTGGGCTGAAGACATAAAAAAATACCTATGTGATTTAAAAGATGAATATTTTATATATTCTGCTGAAGACTTGTTTTTAACTAGACCTGTTAACTTTGAATCTCTTAAAACATTATTGAGGTTCTGGCACACAGAAGATCTCAACTTAGCTAGAATAGGACTAGGGAATACAGTAAGAAATGAAGAACATACACATGTAAAAAAAACTGATAATTGCGACATCATCATACAAAATCAAGTATCAAATCATAGGATATCTTTGCAATGGAGTTTGTGGAATAAAAAATATTTTATAAAACATTTACATGAGGGATATTCTCAATGGGATTTTGAGGTTAAAAACATGAGAGATTGTTGCAATGATGGGTTTACGGTGTTTGGCTCATATAACAACTTTCCGCTTGGACATTGTAATGCATTACAATCTGTAGGAAATATATCTTCTATAAACTCTTATCAATCTAATTCATCAAAATTAAATTTTACCGATACAACTTCAGGATTAATAATGGAAGACAAATATATTCAAAAATTATTAAAATTAAACTTAATAAACAATAAATGTTTAATATGAAAGATTTACATGGTCAGGGATTCTTGCAAGAAAGAACTAAAAATTGTTTAGATACATATGTAGTGTTAGATAATTATGATCTTTGCTTTGACATTGGAGTGAACGTAGGTGGTTTTATAAATGCTTATTACGATAAATTCAAAAAAATTGTAGGCTTAGAAGCTCATCCTTTAACATATGAGTTTGCTAAAAAAAACTTAAGTTCACACAACAATGTTTTACTTCTTAATAATGGAGCATATCATAGCGACGATGAAGAATTAAATTTATTTATTTTTGAAAATGAAAATTCTGGAAGCACATCTATTCTCAATTCAATTCCTAACTCACAATATAAAGACAAATCAAATACAACTAAATCAATTAGTTATGAAACTTTAGTAAAAAAATATGGAACACCTCAATATATTAAAATAGACATAGAAGGAGGAGAATATGATTTTTTATTTGGTAAAGATCTTTCTGGTGTGGAATTTTTATCTATGGAGCTACACACTAATTTCTTAAGCGAAGAAAAAAGAAAAGATTTAAAAAATCATTTGTTAAAATTTTTTAATATTTATTCAGAAAAGCAAGGAAAATATCATCCAGAAATTAATTTTATAAAAAAATGAAAGTAAATCAATTTCAACCATATATAGGACAAGAAGAATATGAGGCCATAAAACCTTGCTTTGACAACAACTGGATAACTGAAGGTAAAAAATGTCAAGAGTTTTCTAGTTCTCTTTTAGATTTGACTGGGGCAAAGCATGGAGTTTTTGCCCAAAATGGGACGCTTGCTCTATATTTAGCATTAAGAGCTATTGGGGTTAAGCCTCATGATGAAGTTATTGTGCCTAATTTCACATTTATTGCATCAGCTAATGCTGTTGAAATGTGCGGTGCGGTTCCTGTTTTTGTAGACATTAATGAAGAAGATCTTCAAATCAATGTCGAGGACTGTGAAAGAGTCTTAACTAAAAAAACAAAAGCTATTATGCCCGTTCACATCTTTGGTATGTGCGCCAACATGGATGAAGTAATGAGCTTCGCTAAAGATAACAACTTAAAGGTTGTGGAAGACGCTGCTCAAGGAATAGAAATAACTTGGGATGGTAAACATTCTGGCACTTTTGGAGACGCTGGATGTTTTTCGTTTTTTGCAGATAAGACCATAACCATAGGAGAAGGGGGCTTTGTGGTAACTAATGATGAACAAGTGTATGAAAATATGCTGTATCTTCGGAACCAAGGAAGAATAAACAGGGGGTCTTTTATTCATCCAGAAATTGGTTATAATTTTAGAATTACAGATATTCAAGCGGCTATTGGGTTAGTTCAGATGAGCAAGTTAAATGAAATTGTAGATAAGAAAAAAACTATCTTAAAGCTATACAAAGAGGGTCTTAGAGATCTTGATGGGATTAAGGTTGTAGAACCTCCTGAAAATTCAAAATCAAACCATATTCCGTTTAGGGTTGTCATTATGTGTGAAAAAGGAGCTGAAGGATTAGCTTCTTATTTTTCTGAAAATGAAATAGAAGCAAGGAGTGTTTTTTACCCGCTTCACAAACAACCATGCTATCAAAAAAGATTTATCAACAAAGACGAAGACTTTAAAGTCTCTCTTGAAGCATATAACCTTGGATTGTGCTTACCTTCTTATCCAGCTTTAGAAGAAAATAAAATTAATTTTATTTGTGATACAATTAAAAAATATTTATTCAAATGAAAAATATTCTGATTAGAGAGTTAAATAAAGATTCAGATTATATTTCTATAAAGGAAATATCCTCACAAGCATGGGAACCTATTTATTTACATCGGAAAAATATTATGGACGAGGATATATTCCACTCTCTATATAAAGATGGTCACAACAATAAAGCTAATTCACTTGAAAAATGGTGTCGAGAAAACAAAAACAATGTAAGATTAGCAGAAAAAGATGGAAAAGTTATCGGTTTTGTTACATGGGAGAAGTTTAACAATGAAACTATTGAATTATCCAACAACGCTGTTTTACCCTCCTTTCACGGGAAAGGCATAGGATCACAACTTTACCAATGGTTTTTTGATTTCGCCAAAAAAAATGGTTTTAAATATTGTTTTGTTTTTACAGGAAACGATCCTGCTCATACACCAGCGAGAAAAGCCTATGAGAAGAATGGGTTTTCTAATCCAGTCGAAAATGTAAGATTTTTTAAAACATTATGAAAAGTTTAGATGATATAAGAGAATTTAAAATAGAAGCCTTCGAAGATTTTAGGGGGGAAATCTATACCACTTACGAGAAAAAGAATTTTGATATGGACTTTATTCATGATAAAGTAACAACTCGTAGAAAAAACTGTTTAGTTGGTATACACGGTGATTTCAAAACTCATAAACTTGTTACTTGCTTGTATGGAGAGGTTTATGTTGTCGCGGTTGATAATAGGAAAGATTCAGAGGATTATAATGAGTGTAAAACTTTTATTTTAAGTTCTTCTAACAAAAAACAAATACTATTACCTCCTGGGATCGGGAATAGTTTTTTAGTTCTTTCGGATATTTGCGTTTATAATTATAAACTTGCTTATGAGGGGGATTACATTGATTGCGATTCACAGTTTACTTTAAAGTGGGACGATCCGAGATATAATATACATTGGCCTATTAAAAACCCAATTATGAGCGAGAGAGACGCTTTTGCATAAAATGAAAAAAATTATTATAACAGGAGTTACAGGACAAGATGGTAGCCTTATGGCTGATTACCTTTTAAAAAATACAGAACATACAATTATTGGGGGAGTTAGAAGACTTAGTGTTAAAAACTATGAAAACATCAAACATCTAGAAGGAAACGATAGATTCTTCCTTATTGATTTAGATGTTACTGATCCTCAAAATACAGAAAAAGTTATAGCACAGCATAAACCTGATTATTTTATCAACTTTGCAGCCAATTCTTTTGTCGGTAGCAGTTGGGACATGCCTTTTAATCATATGCAAACTAATGCGATGTCAGTTTTGCATCAATTAGAAGCTATTAAAAGACAATCTCCTCGTTGTCGTTATTACAACGCTGGTAGCTCTGAAGAGTTCGGTGATATTATAGAATCTCCACAAACAGAAGAACATCCTTTACGCCCTAGAAGCCCGTATGGGGCCGCTAAATGCTCTGCTAGACATTTGGTAAAAGTTTATAGAGACTCTTACGATATTTATGCTGTCCAAGGGTTTTTATTTAACCATGAAGGGGTGAGAAGAGGAGAAGAGTTTGTTACCCGTAAAATCACAAAAAATGTAGCTAGAATTCTTATAGATTATGAGATGGGGCGACCTACTAATCCTTTGCAATTAGGTAATGTAGATACAAAAAGAGATTGGAGTGATGCTGAAGATTTTGTAAAAGGTATTTGGTTGATGTTAAATCAAGATAGAAAAGATCCAAAAGAATATGTTTTGTCTTCCAACGAGACTCACACTATTAGAGAGTTTGTGGAAGAAGCTTTTAATTTTGCTGGATTTCATAGAAGCCAATGCAAATGGAAAGGCGAAGGATTGGAAGAGAAGTATTTTCACGGTTCTGATGTTCTTGTGGAAATTAATAAAGATTTTTACAGACCAGCGGAGGTTGATTTGTTATGGGGAGACTCTACTAAAGCTAGAGAAGAGCTAGGTTGGGAGCCAAAAACTAATTTTTTCCAGCTTGTGAAAAAAATGGTTGACCGTGATGTAGCGGCGGTTTACCCTTACCCGTGAGCAAAAAAAAGGGTCCGAATAAAAGAGAAATCTTATTTAGATTATTAGACGTTCCCGATAAAGGAAGAAGACCTTTCTTTGCTAGGGAAATGAAAATGCTTAACGATCTTTGTGATCGTTACTCGCAGGATTTCATGGCTATTGTCTACTTCGATAAGAAGTTTGACTCTTTAGCTTATCTTGTCAGCGACAAGCTTAAAGAAACTCTTGACCAAAAATTCAGAGCTTTCAATTTTAAGGTTGACTTATCCAAGTATAAGACCTATGATATAGGCGACAAGTCGGGACAAGATAGCAATGTGCTTCGTAAAACTAAAACAATAAAAGACTTTTTAAATGAGTGATAACATAGAACCAGCAAATATCCTTGGTAATTTTTTAAAAGCAAACAAGGACGATCATTTTAATTTCGAAGACACTGTAGAATATAAAGTTTCCAGTGGTTCCTTACAGTTAGATTACCATCTCGCTGGGGGCTTTGGTCCTGGGTTGCATCGATTTACAGGAGTTAATGAAGGTGGCAAAACCTCTGAATCTTTGCAGGTTATGAAGAACTTTTTAACTAGTGTGGATAAATCTAGAGGTGTTTATATCAAAGCGGAAGGAAGGCTAGGTCCAGAAGTTAAGGAAAGATCTGGTGTTAAATTTGTGTTTTCTCCAGAAGACTGGGTGGATGGAACTTGTTTTGTTTTCGAAAGTAATGTTTACGAAGCGGCAATGACTCTAATTAGACAGTTGATTACCAATAATGATGACAAAATTAAATATTGCTTTATCCTAGATTCTGTAGATGGTTTAATTAAGAAGGATGATTTAGCTAAAGGTTTTGAAGAGAGTAGCAAGGTAGCAGGTGGCGCGGTCATTGCTTCTGATTTTTGTAAAAAAACTAGCACTGCTTTAGGCAAAAGAGGACATATGGCTATATTCATTAGCCAAGTTCGAGCAGACATTAAACTTGATCCTTATTCAAAAGCTCCTGTCCGACAGACTACAGCTACAGGAGGTAATGCGTTGTTGCACTTCGCTAACAATATCATGGAATTTGAACCTAGATTTAAGGGAGATTTGATTTTAAAAAATCCAACTGTAAAAACTATAGACTCTAAAAAGAATCCTATCATTGGTCATCATGCTAAAGTGACAATTAAAAAATCCGCTCATGAAAATACCAACATGACCATTTCTTATCCTATAAAATATGGACGTATTAATGGCACATCTATTTGGGTAGAAAAAGAAGTCGTAGACTTGTTATATGCTTGGGAGTTTATGCAGAAGAAAGGGGCTTGGATTAAACCTACAGAAGATTTTCTAGATTTGCTAAAAGAAAACAAATTTGACTTTCCAGAAAAAATACAAGGAGATAATAACTTATTTAAAATTATCGAAGACAATAAAGACTTGTGTGAATTTTTAATTAACTATTTCAAAGAACAAATTGTAGCATGAAATTCGTTGACCGATATGGCAAAGAAAGAAATCTAAAAAATGCGAAGAAATATTTAATTGATTGGGAAAAACCTAGCAGAAGTAAATTCCAAACTACTGTAAAAAAATTCTTGTATAAATACTGGAAAAACGACATTGTTTTCGAAGAATTTCGTGTGGTTGGTAGTAGGTTAACTTTAGACTTTTATAATGCTAATAAAAAAATAGCCGTAGAAGTTCAGGGAGCGCAACACACAAAATTTGTTAAGTTTTTCCATAAAAACCATTTTAAATATGCTGATCAACTTAAAAGAGATGAGCATAAATTAAACTTTTGCAAGGCTAATGAAATTCAGCTAGCAGAAATTTATCCCAAAGACGAAATCCAAGCATCTTTATTTACCGAGCAAGACATTTATTTATGAATTTACCAGAAGGCAGTGAAGATAAGGAATTTTGTATTCCTACAGAGATGGTTGATAAGCT